TGGCTAGTAGAAAGTTCATGCAATACCCCTTTTTTCGTCGGTCTTAAAACCGTAGTAGACGCCTAGGCGCTAGGTGGTGATACTGGCTGCAAACCTTGTAGGTATTGGGTTACAAGTTCGGGGATTTTGTCGCCTGGGTAGTAAAACCAATGCCAAGGTTCCTCGGGCATGACTTCAAGCGACCAACCGAACGCTGGGCCGTGTTCGCACATAAACGCCCACGTTTCGCCTTCCATGTTTGCAAAATCTACAGCCAAACCTAAATTGTGGCGGCTTGTTCCAGGGGCAGCTAGTGGCGCGTTGCCTGGGCGTAGGTAATACTTTTTGCCTTGCCAAGTTCGTGTAGACGCGCCCTCGATAGGTTGCAAGGTGTAACGCTGTAAAAACCCTGCGGTTTGTTGGGCTGCAGACCTGTACGTATCGCCTTGCGAAACGGGTTTAAATTGTTTGATACCTGCAGCGAACGCCGCGGCGCGTACTGCGTTGTAAGCGTTGGCGGCCCGTGGGTGTAACTTGCCAAACGGCTTAATATCTACAAGCATATTGGCTGGTAGTTCGCCTGGGGTTACGTGTCCTAGCGTGGCAGGTAAAACCAGTTTTTTTACTGGCGGTACTACCACGGGTTTACGGGGCTGGGGTGCCACTAGTTGGCTCTATATGTTTACGCTTTAATCCGTTAGCTGCCACAAGGCCGCTTAGTGTGCCGGTCATAAAAACAGTAAGGGTAGATAGCAAGTCGATAAATTGGGCGTCGTTTGGTGACTGTTCTAAAGGTTGCGTAACAAACAATAGGCCGTAAACGAAACCGATAACGGTTAGTGCAAACGTTACGGCGATAGTGCAGCCGACGAAAACAATCATACGGGCGTGTAAGTGTTCTATTTCGGCTCGTTGCTTATCCATTAGTTACCCTTTCGCATTGCACCATAGTATTACAGCGCGTTAAAACGCTGTTGCGTACTTTTTGTGGTGCGTTTTGTCGTGTTGTTTCGCAAGCAATAGGTACAAGCAAAAACGCCAGCAACATAAGTTTTTTAACGGTACCCATAAACTTTTAATGTGCCTGTAAAGGTGCTGCTACAAGTCAAGGTTAGGCCCGTGTGTTGGTTATTTGTTGTTTGGCTTCCGCTCGAATTTGCCGCAAAACTTGAAGTACCGCCAATTCCGACGTAGTTACTAATAAAAACAGTTGGCGAATTTTGTTGCGGATAATAAACGTCACAAGTAAAACCGCCGCCGCTACTTCCAGCCGAACCGATAGTAAAACTTGTACCAGCCGCCGTATAAGCTCTAGTCGGGCCAGCCGTGTTACTGTTATAGTTAATAATGTTTGCATAGTTGGTAATGGTTGCGGTACTACCAACCAAAAATTGACAGGTTATATCCGGACTACCTACCGCGCCGCCTGCAGTTAGAACAAAAACTAATTTGTAATTGGTGTAGGCGCTAGTAAAACAGCCTGTAGCGGTAAGAGTTGTGGCTGCGCTGTTGGTAAAAGAGCCCATAGGTACTAAACCAGCGTTGGCTTGTAACGTTGTCATTTGGGCAGCCGTTAGGACTTGCCCCGCCGTAAATGTTTGGTCTGCCATGTTTCCTACTTTATCCTAAAACTGGTTGTGGGTCTTGTATGCCTAATTTACCGTAAATTGCGTCGTCTAAAATAAATTCATAAACAATGACCGTAGCTGCCGTATAAAAAGTAACTCTATGCCCGCTGTTTACGTTTACTTGTATTTCTATACCCTCTACAGACAGTTCTTGGCCTACTTCGCCGCCCGTAATAGTGTTAGTAATCGTTATGGTGTCGCCAATATCGACTAGCGCTAAGGCTTCACGTTGGGCATTTGTAAGCATTAAATAATCAGTTTGTACGGCGTTAAATGTTGCTTCAGGTTCGCCTACTAACAGGTAATTAGCTAGCGTCAACGCTGCGGCGTCGTTATGTAAAAGGCTATTTGTGTCGCTGTAGTTTTGAATTAAGTATTTAGCTTGGCTTGCCAAGTCATTAGCTACCTGGGGTGAAGCGGCGCCCAAGTGTTGAATACTGGCCCTGTTTATGATTAGGTCGGCGTTATAGATAATGCCTAAAGAGTTATACGGTATGTTTGTGCCGTCGTCGTGAAAGTCTGCGACGCTACCCGAAAGGGTATTACCAATACGGGGTTGGCTAGTAAAATAGCCTGTACGCGACATAAAAATACGGCCCTGTTCGGCTTGTTGTATTTGGTCTATATATGCTTTTGCGTTTGTTCCGTTGGGTACTGTCCAAGCTGCAGCGCCGCCCAATGTTTGGGTACCTGTTTCTATGTCACGGGTTAATGCAGGGTAAGCAATTTCGGGCAGGTTTAATACGTTTGTCAGTCGAGCGCTTGATAGTTCCTCGGTTACGTTATATTCGGCTAACGCTGTTTGGGCCAATAAATAAAAGTCGTCGGCGCAATAAACAGTAACGGTATTTTGGCCGCCCAATTCGTAGTTGTAATCGTACGAAACTATTTGCCCCACAAATAAGGTAATAAATGTTCCTACGCCGTTATATCGACCAAACGATACGCGGCGTAACGGTGCCAAGGTAAATAGTCCTGTTGTGTCAACGTATGGGCTAGACGCATACAGCGGGTTTAAAGTGCCACCTGCCAGGCTGTCGTTTAAGTTAAATGACATTGTGCCCGCGCTAAATTGGTCGCCAACATCACGGCGCCCGCGCTTTAGGTTTACGTTTGTTGAGTATTGCAGCATTGGCGCAAACTCTGTATTTCCATCTAAAAGAAAGGTCGTATTATTTAAAACGCCTGCCGTTGCGTTATCTAAACGAAAAGCATTTACGATAAAACCAGTATCTATAAACAGTTCGTAATTGCCGCTTTCAATTACTGACGTAGCCATTACGCAACCGCGATATTTGCGGGACCTGCCGCCCTGTTATACGCTCGAATAGCGTTTACTACGGCTTCGCCTATTTCGGCGCTGGTACCAATACCGCCCGAAATGTTTATATTCATATCGCCAAACCCACCAATGCCGCCGAAACTGTCATTAAATGACCTACCCGACGTAATCGCGCTAACGCTTGGTCCTGCCATGCCACTATCGAATGCCGCGCCTATGCCTTTAATATCTGCCAAGTTAAGCCCAGGGGTGGCTAGTCCTGTTTGTGCATAATTGAACGCCGCTTGAACGCCGTCTAAATATGCTTGTGCGTTAGATACGCCAGCGCCAAACCATTTATCGGCAGCAAGTTTGCCTATCATGTCGGCGGCTGTTTGGCTGGCTTTAACAAGTGCGTTGGTTTCGTCAATGGCTGCAGAACCGCCGTTAATTAACTCGGCGGCAATAGCCGCGCCGCTTTCGCTACCTGCGTCTAAAACGGCTTGTAATGCGTCTTGGGATATACCCATTTCAACTAGACGGCCAATCATGCTGCCATAGTTTTTGGCTTGTTCTGCTTGGTCACGTAAACCGGTTAGGAAACTTGCCCCTGTTTCTTTTCCAGCGTTTTTAGCGTCTGCAAAATTTATACCATTGGTAAGAGTGCTTGAAATGCTTTTAGCAAAATCGTTAAACGCTGTTTGAGCGTCGGAAAGTTTATCTTTAGCGTTATCTAACGCTTTATTCATGCGGTCCGTTAATGCAGCTGCCGCGTCTTTTGTTGCTTCTTCCATTTTCTTTAAACGTGCCGCGGCTTTTTCGGCAGCACCGCCAACTCCGCCCCCACCTGGCGGGTTAATGTTGTTTGCTGCGGCTTCCGCGTCCTCGGCAAGTTTTTTAGCGGCAAAACTGCTGTAATCGGACTGTTTGCCAAAGTTCTGTATACCTGCAGAAAATTTGTCGAAATCGGCTTTTAAACCTTCAATGTCGAATAATTGTTTAAACCCGCCCGTACCTGATTTTTCGCCTCTAAGCCGGTCAACGACATTTATTAAATTACCTACTGGCCCTAAAAGGTTTACTACCAAACCTTTAACGCTAAACAGTTGTTTCATTTCTTGCCACGCCATATTGGCGGCCTGGCCAATGTAGCCAACAGCATTAGCGGTAACAAGTGCAGCTACGGCTACGGTTTTCATTACAGCAACTACTTTTGGCCCAAAACTACCCATTTCGTAAATGGCTTGCTGCAAACCTTTTACTATGCCTTTTTCGCCGATTACTTCCGCTACACGTTCAAACGCTGGCGTTACTTTATCGTTAAAAAACTTTACGGCTTTTAAAAATATCGGTAAAAATGCTTGCCCTAAATTTGTTTGGATATTTTCTAGGGTTGCGCCAAGTATCTTTTGTTGTGCCGCTAGACCTGTTGACGTGCGACTAAAGTCGCCTTGCGCGTCGGCTGTTTGGTCAAAAATAACCTTTTGTGCAGCTAAAACTTTTTGTTGTGCTGTTAACGCTTTGTTGCCTGAATATATGCCTAGTTCCGTTGCGGCGGCTTTTAGCGTTGCGTCGTCGAGTAGTACGCCGTATTTGCGTAACGGTTCGGCTTCGCCTCGTAACGCGGACCCCAGGGCATTTATGGCTTCGTCTACTGACGTGTTATTAAACGACGCCAAGTCGGCTGCCATGGTTACAAGGCTTGTAGAAAAGTCCGATAAATCCTTTCCAGCTAGACCGGCAGACTTACCAAAAATAGCAAACGTGCCAGCCGCTTTAAGTGCCGACGTTTCCGAAATACCTAAAGCGCGGTTTGCTGTTTGCGCGAAATTTTCTACTTCTTTAGAAATTGCACCAAATACAACAGCATTTTTACTAATTGCTTCGTTAAAATCTGATGCTTTTTGAATTGACTTATACGCGAACGCGGTGACAGCTGCAGTAGCGCCAGCAATAGCGGTGCCTGCAATTAGTGTTGATTTACTTAAACTGCCAAACGCTTTTTGTGCTGCGTTTACGCCTTTATCGACAAACGTCGTAATAATTGGTACGTTAATTGCCACGGCGTACCTTCAATTTTGTATTCGTTTGTTTCATTACTTTATCGACTATGGCGGTTACTTCTTGCTCGACGCCTGGCCGTGCAGCCTCTACGCCAGGTTCGGCGGCGCGTGGTTCGTAGCTGCCTTGCATTTCTAAATTAGTTACAAAACGGCCTTTAGTGCGGCGCCCTGCATGGTCCCATATCGAGCCTGCAGCGTCGCGTTGGGTAAGTGTCAACAGCTGGTAAGGCCGTGCAGCAAAATCTATAGTTTCGCCTGATTTAAACGTAACTGTTCTAGCGCGTTGCCCTGATTTGTTGGTCTTAATAATGAAACCTTTACGGGCGCCTTCGCTACTCCATTTTGTACCGGCACGGCCTCGAATAAGATTGCCTCGCGCCATACCTGACAACGGCGGGGCTACAGGTACCAAATTACGGGCCGCTGTCAATACAGGCGCCCCAGCGTTTTTAATGTCCTTGCGTACCTGTTTTAGGTATTCAGGTTCAATTTCTTTAAGCGCTTTCATGGTTTCTTGAATACCTTTAATTTCTAAAGTATTTGCCAAGGTTGCCATAAAGTTACTTTCGTTGTTTGTTGTTGTCTGATAATACAGCAACAACGGTAGCCAGGTCGTCTATGTCAAAAGGTACCGACGGGGGCCACCACGAAATAGCTACCAACAGTTCGGCAAGTTGGCGCCCATGGGTGCCCCTTACATGGGGTTTGCGGTCTCGGTGTCTACTACTTCAATGTTGGTTAGATTTTTTACGAACGTATCAAATTCGCTGGGTACAACAATTTTGTTTATTTTAGACGCTTCGTATGCCATAAAGGCTAAGTCCTCGACGCCAATACCTGCGGCCATGTCCGACGCTTTCCGTTTGTATTTGCGTTCCCACATAACAATAACGTAAAGGTTTGTTACGACCTCATAGGTAGTGTCTGCGGTTTCTACTTTTAATGTGAGTTTCATTTTCTGCCTTTTGTGTCGGGCCTTTTCAGGCGGTTAATTAAACTTCAACGACGCTGTAAACCCCACCCGTAAACGTCACGCTAATTGCGCCTAAAGTGCCCAACGCCATTTCGTATGGCAAGGCTTCCAAATAGGCCCCTGTAAGGGTCATGGTGGGATTTGTCGCCGTGCCTGGGCTTGTTGCACTTGGTGACCACGAAACCGTTGTAGAGCTGCCAACCAAATTTTTTAGGGCTACATAAGTTTCGTTAGCGGCAAACGATAGATAAAGGTCAAGGGTCAACGTCGAGTTTTCAAGGCCTGCAACATAGACACGTGAACCCGAACCAAACGCGGTGCTTTCCAACGCCTCAATAGTGCGCGTAAAGGTAAGGCCGTTGCATTGGTCCTGCAGTGAAATTGAATTAACGGTTACGTTTGGTGATGATAAATAAGTGCTAGTAGCCATGGGCTTTACTCCTCGTTTGTGTCTGTCTTAGTTTTAGCACCTT